CTCACCGCGTTCGATAACTATAACTCAATCCAGTTAGTTGCGAGTACATTCGGGCTTGGTACTTGCCGGAGATTTTGTCGGACATTCGGCCTTCTTCCTGGGCTCCCCCCCCCACCCCGAATGCCGGAAACGCACTTCCTATCAACCCCCCCACAAAATTTTTCAAAAAAACTGGTACGCTAAGCTAACTAACCGCCTGATCGGTCCCAATTCAAATGAACAAGCATCCAGAGAATGAGGCGATTATAAACGATTTAATCGACGAGATAAATGCGATCAGTTTAGTGGATATATGGTGTAATGGCTGTCAGATGCACCGTCAGATGAACAAGGCATATGCACCATATATAACGACACTGGACTCATGCAGATTTTGCCGTTCGGACAACGAATCGGCAATCTAGTTAGGCTATTTGACAGCGCCTGAGATGGCAACCAGCAGTGTGCTCAGTGAATATGTAAACAGCTATTTCAGTGTTACGGAAAGCAGCGCACCAATAATTGAAGATGGGCGATTTGTGGACCCGCAAACCAATCAACATGTCATCAGTTTATTTTTGAAGCGCTCCCAGGGCACCAGTACAGATACTGGCGGCCGAGAATACAAGTTACCATCAAGTGGTGCATCGGGTACTGGATATTTATACAGGGGGTACATGTTAGGTATTTCTGATGTCAGCAATGAATATGACATCTACAACCCATCAACACCACCAGATGAGCTGGTGTATGATGACTTAATGAACAGCAGTGAATATTTAGCGAACACCAGTGCACCTGAATATATCAGACCTGGTGTGATGGGATCTATAAAATTCGGATCAAGTTCCAGGATGACTGGTATTATCATAGAATGCAGTGGTGTATATGGTGATTTAGGGATTGACCAGATCATTGCATCTGAGATCAGGGGGTTACCTATTGTTCTCAGGATCAGTGAGATCTTAAATTGATGGGTATGTGATGTCTGGTTTCAAGTTAACAAATAGCGATATTGGGTTCAAGGCAAGCAATATGAAATTTGGTGCGAATTGTAACATAAAGTACAATTCAGGATCAAGTTCAAGTGATATTGACATCAGCAGATATGTCACTAGTATCAGGGCTGGTCTCAGGGACGGATTAACGGATATCGTAGCGGCGATATCTGCAAATTTGGACAAGGCGATTACGGGCAGCGCATTTGGCGGATCTGATATTGTTGAAAGTGGCAATTTACTGAGGTCAAAAAATATTACATTAAACGATTCGGGTGATATCATAATCAGTTATGACGTACCATATGCAAATTTGGTGCATTATGGCGGTTATATCAATGTATACGGTTCAAACAACAAGGTATTTATTCCTGGCAGGCCATTTATTGAAGCAGCGTTAACGAGTGGTTATGGATTAACACCACCGGACTACTATACGATAATACTGAATCAACTAAACAGTAATTGAAGTCTGGATTGGCATACTAGACGGCTCCCAGGACAGTTGCTACGGATATGGATTCCAAAGTCAAGACAAAAGGGCTGCCATTTGTTGTACAACCCAAGCTGAAGCCAATCATTGAGCAGATCGGATCAGAAGAAAGCGGAAAGATTGAAATCGAACGACGCGGCTACCTGACGAGTGGTGAAAAGGCATTTGTCCAGCAAGCAGTAAATTATGATTCAACACCTGGACTGATCATTGGCCTGGCGCGACAGGTATCCAAGGACCAATCAATGGGCCTGGAAGATGCGTACCAGATGTGTCTGCGGTTCATGTCAGGCGCTGTTGGACCAGAAGAATATGAAATCGAGCAGCAATATACTGAGCAATTGAACGAACTGCTGAAGAACCTGGCATTACTGCAATCGAAGGAGGAGATACTGGCTGCAACATGCCTGGTGAAGTATCGCGTTGATCCTGACATGGATGTAGCAGATGTAATGGCATTGCACCCTGACCTGATTACAGGGCTGGTGGAATTATATCGCGATGAAGAAAGCCGATCAATGGAACGCTTAAACAATGCAATGGCAAGTGATGAGCCACCGGATGAAGCGGAACAAGAAACGGAGCTGCAAAAAACGATAAAAAAGCCGAGGGCAAAGGCGAAGACGGAGTAATACCGTTTGACGAATACTACTGGAAGCTGAAAAGAGTATTTTGCGGTGACCCGGAGTTCACGCACCAGAACTACTGGTTGCTGCCGTATGAATATGTGATAGAAGCAATTGTAAACAGCAGAAAGATAAGACACCAGGAACTGCACGAACAAGAAATTCCTATTGCGCAGCTTGTGGCACAACAAGCAGAGGTAAATCGTGATGCAAAGAAACGGAAACGACCGTTTGCTATTGATGAGTTTTATATTTACCCAATGGATGGGGAAAAGGACAGCATCTCAGGGAAGTATGGTGCAGCAGCAAAAGAACTAATCAGCAGTGGCAGGTTCCCACGATGGGGGCTATTTGTCTACAAGGAACTGATGGAAAATGCAGACAAGGGCAAAGTACCAGAACATTTATGTCTGATTGGCGAAAATGCAATCATTTTAGCGCCAGAATTCAATGATACCGGTTGTAACGGCATGTTAATTGCTCTGGAGGGCGCATCAAACAAGACGATCAGCATGACTGACGACAAGCAAAAAGTCTACAGGGTACGGATGCCGGAGATAAAGACAAAAGTTGTTGCCAATGAAAATTGCTATTTTGATATCTTGGTCTGAAATATAAAGAAATTGTGTAATTATTCTGATACTGACGTTACGATTTGTTACAATTTTACCATTCGTAATCCTCTGGCAAGACAATTCCATGTTCTAACCAGTGATCAATGCGACTTTCGCGCCATTTTTGATAGAATGGTTGCCGCCTGAACCATTCACGCCAATCGGCAGACCCTTTATCCAGGTTGCATGACCTGTCGGCGGGCACAATATTGGCGCTAAGGTCTTCGCCGCCCTTGCATTTTGCTTTTACATGATCAAGTGTCAAACTTGAATCATCGATTGGCGGCTGACCGCAATAAGCGCAGCAATTGTTCCAACTATCTTTGATTGATTGCCTCCATTTTTGTTTTGCTTCTTTGTGCGTCAACGCTTCCATGTTGTACATGTAATCCCTTACGCGACGGTGCATAGATAGTACAGCGAATACAACGTCCGCTGGCGTATTTCAGGTCAAATTTTGCGGCCGAATCACTAGGTAACTATGAACAGAAGCTGCTTTTTTGATGTATTGGTGTTGAACAATGCACAAGGTAAGTTGCGTGCCGGCGTTTCCATACCATTTATTGAATTGTTCGCCCCTAGGGTTCCTGAATTGATGCCATATAACTACGGTAACATAACAGCAGCAGTTGGTAAAATTAGTGGCACAACTCAGGGTAACATCACCACTGGATATTTATAACACCTTGACGGGTGATACGGAATTCATGTCATATGTGGGCCAATATACGTTTGCTAAAGATGACACCGTACTGGATTCCATCAGCATCGTAACCCCAGGGCAGGCATTACCTGCATTGAAAAACCAGTCTGGGCTTGAGGTATTGATCCACGACACTGGAATTGTTAGCCGCAAGGACTATATTACTGATGCCAGTGACCCTTTAATCACCTACCAGGTGTATCTGGTCGTATGGCCAGAGGCTACTGGTGTAACGATGACCAGTGCGGCCGCCAGGATCGTTCAACTGTTCAGTGGCTCTAGGTCTATAAATGTTGTACCTGCACCCAATGAATTGACCAGTTTGGTGCAAACATTGGCTTTAATCCCCGACAGCGCCCTGATTACCGCCTGATACCAGTTTTTAGGAAACCTAGTACGTTGCGACCATCTGCGCATTTTACATCTAGCAGGACAATTTGCGCATTTTTGTGTTTATTGGAAACCTAGTTTGGGCAGGTAGGTACCTGCTATAAATCCTTGTCGTCTCGCACTAGGACCCCTACCTAGCTGATACAACCATGGCAAACATTTCTACCGCATTCGGTTATGATGTTTACATCATTCCCGTGGCAGCCGCTGAAGTCGACAGTGCATTCACCGGTGTTTCCACTGGTGTTGGCACTAGCTCTGCTGCCTTCGTGAACCTTGGCGCCAGTAATGCCAATCTGGTTTCGCCCAGCGCAGCGGTTAGCTACACCGGCGGCATCTTTACGGTTGCAGCAACCCCGTTCGCAATGGACGGTACTGATGACGTTGTGCGACTGTATGGTCTGACTAACGCCGCCCTGGAGACTGATACCAACTCCGAAGATGTCGTGACCTACGACTCTGAGACTGGTGGTTTCAACCTGAGCCTGCCTACGTCCAAGACCTGGAGCATCTCCCTGGCTGGCGTGGCTGACTTCAAGGATGCTGGCTATCAGATCCTGCGCCTGACGGAGCAGAACACGGTGGCAGATGCACTGCGCGTTAAGTTCGCACGTGTGGGCCCCACGGGCACCGATGAGTGTGTCTATGGCTACGGCACCCTCACTGGGTACACGGAATCGATTGAAGCCGGTTCTATCGTGTCCTGGGAGGCCACCGTGCAGGGTTACGGCGCATATCGCATTGACCTTGACGTGAACTGATCGACGTAACATCGACAGTCAATGAAATGATGGGCGAGCTGGATTCCAGTTCGTCCATTTTTGTTTGAAAACCGGAAATCTAGTACCAGATAATCTAATTATACCAGATGTCCGGCAAGCTTGACTTTAATGTATCATTCAAGACAGAGCAAGCTGCCCGTGAATTCCAGACGCTGTTCACTGAATATGTCAATGGCTCAAAAAAAGCCGGCGACATGGCCAACCAAATGCTGGGTGGCAAGGTAGAGAAGCTGGTTCAGGTGCGACTGGCAAAGGCACCTGGCGGCGGACAAGAGCTGGAGGCAATAACCAAGAGTGTCAGATCTGAAGTTGATAAGCTGACTGCTTCTTATCAAAAGGCAAATAAGGTACAGGCTGACAGCTTAACAAGTGTCCGACAGCAGTTAAACAAAGCAAAACAGGACAGGGATGCAATAGCAGCTTTTGGTTCAAGTGCAAAGGCATCTGGCGGTGGAATATTCGGTCAAATCCCCACCAAGGACTTCACCTTAGCGCAACAGAAGGTCTCAGATTTAACTCAACAGGTGCGTCTGTTGGAGGCGGCCAGTGGCAATGCTTTTGACAGATTTGCCGCTGGTATTGATCTTGGCGGTGTCCTGAAGGCCGGTCGAGGACTGACGGATATTGTTGCAATCTTCCAAAGCATTGGAATTGTTGCTGGCCAACTGGTTGCACCAATAACAGCCGCAAGTAAGGCACTGGCCGACCTGCAGGGCTTTGCCCTTAGCTTTGAGGCAATTGGCGCTGGTGCCAGTGGTGCCAACCAAGCCCTGAGTGAATCCCGCAGGATTGCACTTGGTCTTGGCTCCAGTATCACTACAACCAGAGAAGGCTTCCAGAAGCTGGCACCTGTTATTTTAAGTTCCGGCGGCAATCTGGGCGATGTTTCCAGTGTTGTCGAATCACTGAGCAGCCGATTTGCGGCATTTGGATTAAATGCCGACCAATCACGTCGGGTATTAAATGGTGTTATCCAGGCATTTGCTAAAGGTAAGCTGCAGGCGGAAGAATTAACTCAGCAGATATCAGAAGCTGATCCTGCATTCAAGATTGATTTAGCGAAAGCAGCAAAGACGGCTGGCTTGGCAGTTAATGGTACGACGGCCGAACTGGAGGCGCTGGTAAAAGCAGGCAAGATTACATCGCAAGAACTGATAAGGCTGATACCTTTAATCTCGAAATCGGAGCTGCTGTTTGGTAAGCTTGGCAGCAGTGGCGCTTCCGCTATTGCCGCCCTGGAGGCTGGCAATGTCACAATTACGCAGGTACAAGCAAACCTGGGATCACTGAATCAGTTAAACCTGGAGAAGTTTGCCAAGCTGGCCGAACCGCTGGTCATACTGTTCCTCAGGGCTCAAGCCAGTGTCACGGACTTTATTACCAGAATAATAGAGCTGGAGGGCACGAAAAGTCTGGTGGGTATCTTCAACCAAATAGGCGGAAGCGTCGTCAATCTGGCTGAAACCGTATTATCTGGCATCGAAGCATTTGCAAAAGCTATTGGTCCAATATTGCAATTTGCAAACGCCCTGCTCAGCATTCCTGGTGCTGCAGAGCTGGCTGGCCTTGCGCTGCTGGGTAAGTTAGCGGCTCCGTTCAGGAGTAGTCAGGATATATTCTCGAAAGGTCTCGCTGGGTTTATACTGAGACCACTGCGTGATGTGCAGAACAAAGCTAGCGGTATTGAACTGAAGGGGTTATTCGCTGGCAAAACATTTGACCAGTTAGACGATTTCGAGAAAAGAGTACTATCCATAGGGCAAACAACTGATCAATTAAAGCAAAACCTGAATAGCAAGATAAAAGCAGGTCTTTTTGGTGGTATAAAATCATCCGCTGAATCAGCATCTGCAGGACTGACAGGTCTGGCAGCCCAAGCTGCGAGTACAGCGGACGCGGTGATTGCGTCAGACGCAAGGGCGACCAAGGCGCAATCGGGAAACCAGAAAAAACTGATCGCTAGCTACAGAAGGGTATTCAATCGAAGACAGGATCTGATCAGTAAGCAAGGTGCGCTGCAATCGCAGATAGCAAGTCTGCCAGCTTCCTTTGGTCCCAGCAAATACGACAGGGAATTAGCCAAAATAGAGAGCAGAATACCTGCGCTAGATTCGCAACTAAGCAATTTGCGCAAATCATTAAAAAGCTCTTTTGGCATCAAGGTAGACGATACCGCGCTGGACAACAGCATAAAAACCTTGAGGGAAAGGCAGAGGACGCTAAGGAAGGAGCTGAGTCAGAACCAATCCATCCAGGCCAGTGGTGGAGCAACAGACCCAGCGGCCCTTAACAGCACCATCAGGACACAGCAAGCAGCACTGCGTGATTTACGCAAATCCCTGAGAGATGCCTATGCAGCCAAAGTGGACACAAGCGCTCTGGATGCGCAAACCAAAGGCTATAGCGGCCTCGGTCGAGAAGTAAGAACGGTCCAGCAAATATCAAATCGCTACTTCAGACAAGCAATAACAGATGAGATCAACTCAAAAGTTGCAACCGATGCTACCATAAAATCGCTGAAAGAAAGGCAGCAGCTACTGAGGGATACATTAGACCGTACCAAGCCTGATCAGGGTGGCGGCACCGACCGATCACTTGCCGCTAGAGCTGAAGCACAAAAAAAACTAAAGAAGCTTGAGAAACAGGAAAGAGATCGCGTCGCGCAAATTGCCGCAAGCGCCAAGGAGGGATCCAGATACACAGAAGGTTTAACGGCTCAGTCCAGCGCCGCTGAACGTGCCGCCGCAGGGATCAAGCAGCTATCAGACGAAAACAAGGCACTGAAGAATTCAACAAAATTAGCACAAGATGGCATCGTATCACTTAATAGGGATCTGCGTACGGTGCGCGGCCAGATCAAGAGACTTGGTGACCCTGATAATGTCTTTAGGTCACTTGACCCGCAGCAGCAAAAAGAAGACCAACAAGCTCTGCAGAAGGCACTGGCCACTGAAAGGAATTTACTGGAGAGGCGCCAACTGGCGGGCCAACAGATACTGGCTAATGCGGATGCAGTTGATGCTAACACCAACGCAATAAGGGATTATACCGCCGCCCAAGAAAAAGCGTCCGCCTCGACTTCCAGGTTCGGCGGAATAGTAAGCGCTGGCCTTGGCGGTAGCCTGAAGGCAGGCAGGGGCTTACTTGGCCTGCTTGGGAAGGGTATTGTTACCTTAGCTTCCGAACTGGGGGTACTTGGTATTGCCTTTTTAGCGGTTGGCGCAGCACAGTCCGCATATAATAAGGTAACAGAGCAATCAAGGGCAATACAAGAAGAAAGCAAGATAAAAGTAAAAGAACTAACTAGCGCACTGCAGGAATTAAAGGGCGGCAGTGTAGAGGCACAAAAACCAGCAACTGGACTGGCACTGGCGTGGGAAAGGTTTGGCTTCCTGATAAAAGGAATCGCGGATGTTGGCAGTGGCCTGTTTGGCTCAATAAGCAGTGGCCTGGCCAGGTTCTCTGGTGACACGAAAGCTGCCGAAAAGAAGTGGTACGACTTTGCTGGTGCGTTCGCAGCCACCGTAGGTGGATTTGCTGGAACTGGAGCAGCTATCGGCGCAGGCCTTGGTGCGCTTGGTGGTCCGTTTGCCGCTGTGACCGCCACCGGCGGCGCTGTGGTTGGAACGATCGTAGGTATTGGCGTCGCTATAGCTGGACTTGGCAGTGGCTCGGAGGTGGCGCAACAAAAATTTACAGATGCACTTGAGGCAACAAAAACAAGCACGATAGAGCAAGCAACAGCGGTTGGCTTGCTAACATCGGAACTCAAAAAGCAGGTAGCGGAACAGGAAAAGCTGATTGCAGCCAAGAAGGCAGCAGAAAGCGGCAAGGGTGGCAGTAAAGGTGGAAGCGCCGCTACGTTCACGCCGCAACAGCAACAGCAACTGGATGGACTGGCACCCAAGGTACAGGCTGGCTATACTGCGGCCCTGGCTGGCGTAAAAGCACTGGACCAAAAGCAACAGGCACTTAACAATCAAGTTGCCACATACAAATCACAACTGTCGCAAATCCCCCAGTCATTGCGCAACCAAGTAGCACAGCTAGGCAAGCTGGAAGCAAAACAAAAGGAATTAGAGAAGATTAGGGCAAAGGAAAATGCACCACGCAAAAATACTCCAACAGCACAGGCCTTGGCTGATACAAAAAAGCAAATAAGTGATCTGAGAAAGGCTGTAGCTGATTCACCTGATGGCCTTAAGGCTTACGAAATAGGTGAAAAGAAGCTAAGACCATTGGAGGCAACAGCGGCTCGGGTAACAAGTGAATTCAACAAACAAAAGTCAGCACTAGATGCTGTTGCCGCTTCTTCGGGCAATCTTTCACTCGAACAGTCAAAAACGGCTAATACAACTACCAACCTAGAAGAAAAGCTGAAAGATGCGAGGGCTGGACTGCTGTCTATCGACCCAGCATTGCAGCCTGAAAAGTGGAATGCGCAAAACAAGTCGGTAGCCGAGGCAAGCGTCAAGTACGAAGAACTTGGAAACAAAGCAGCGGCTCTACAGGCGCTTTATAGTGCCGCAGCATTGGTGCAAGGCATAAACCTTGGTACTTTCACCAACTCCGTTGCCAACGCGGAGCTGGTGGTCAAAAAACTGGAGGAAGCAAGAATAGGGCTCGATATAAGTGCGCCAGAATTGCAAGTTGTAACAAAAGGCTTGATTGCAGCGCAGCAACGCGTTGATCAACTTAATGGCAAAAAAGCAGCAATTTACGTGCAGTTATTTCAGCAAGGAGCCCAGGCTGGCAATATTCCCGCAAGCTTGAATAACATAAAAAGACTGATAGAGGCACTCCAGGGACAGCAAGCCACCATTGATGTCAGGACTGCTGGCGCTGATCAAGTCGCAACGCAAATCGAGAACCTGGAGCGACTCGCACAGTATGGAGCGCAAACGACATCAAACCTGAGAATTCAACTAATAGAAAAACAGATATCCAGGATGGACGCAGTGCGAGCGGCCGAGGATCGCAATTCGCAGCAAGCACTGCGAAATATTGACGCCCAACAGCAAAAAGTCGACAGGTATTACGATTCACAAATTTCAAAACTACAGGAACTTGGGCCAGCACAAAAAGAACTTGCCAAACTAGAAAGGAATCGACTGATTGCGGACTCTAAAAAGGGAGGAGAAGAAGGCCTGCGTGCAAGAGCGCAACTGGAACGCGAACTGGCGCAAGAACAGATTGCTAACATCGAAAAACAGAAGCGGGCCGACCAGGAAAGACTTCAGGCTCAAAGAGAAGCCATTCAGCTTGAGCAGCAGCAACGCGAAGATTCTAAAATACCACAAGAAAACGAGTTAGCTGCGCTGATCGCCCAAAGAACAAATGCAGAGATTGCAGCAATCAATCAAATCATCCAGGCAAGAACCAGCGAAACTGCCCAAATCCAAGCTGGCAACCAAGCCCTGCAGGAAAGATCGACAATTACAGTAGGCGGAAAAACTATGGATCTTAATTCACTGTTACCACAGGAAAACATCATCAAGGTTGGTGAACTTGAGACAAAAATAGGAGCCGTTAATACTGCAATACAGAACACCACTGCTTCTGCTAAAGGCTTGTCTGGCGCCTTAAGCTCAGGCCTTGGCGCCAGCCAGGTCGGTCAACTTGATACGCAAATACAAGGCACTAATACTAAACTGCAAGGCCTTGCTGCCTCTGTTGGCAGCGTGAAGGCGGCTTTTAGTGCTGGACTGGGTGCCGCTGAACTCGGATCAGCTTTATCTGCCGTCAATCCGCAATTGCAAGCTATCGTCAACACTATTGGGCAACTAAAGGCCCTTGCCGCTGGCGGCATCGGCACGCTAGTGCCCCAAGAGAATGTAACCAATGCTAGTCAACTCCAAGAGAAACTTAGCGGTGTCAACGAACAATTGAAAAATGCTACTGTTTCTGCGAATGAATTAAAAGAAGCGCTACTGGCCATAAAAAACCTTGGCAATGTAACCGTAAATATCGGTCAATCCAGGGCAAGGTGGGCCGGTGGGCCTGTCTCCAGTGGATTGATGTACAAGGTGAACGAACTGGGCCAAGAAGGCTTCCTGTCAAGGTCTGGCAATTTCAGTATGATCAATAAGCCTCAAAATGCGATGTGGAGAGCACCCAGTTCCGGTATCGTCATTCCGGCTAATGTGATCAGCCAAATGGCAATCCCTCAGGCTAATGTAAAACCAAGGGTGAAAAGCGTCAACCCAGCCTCTTCTGGGCAGGATCGATTTGTCAACAAACTAACTCGCTATATTGGCGCGATTGCCGCCGGTAAGAGTAATGGTGACCTGGGCCAACTTGCCAATGTTCAAGCACAGCAGGCAGTTCAGATCGGTAAACTAAGTCGCGCCGTCCAGGACTTAACAGAAAAGGACTGGAATGTAAACGTAAAGCTAAGAAGCAGCGGTGGCGGCGCTGCGATCCTGGAGGCCCTGAATCATAGGCTGTAATGTCGATCACAATTGGAACAGTTGAATTTTCAAGACTGACGGCGCAGCCATTTGGCTATGATGAATCTGATGTCAGGACTGGTCTGACGGCAAGGAAGTGGTCTGTCAGTGGTCTGCTGACTGGACTGGAGTGGCTGGAATTACTTGACGTCTATAACGCGTGGCGCGATAGCCGCATCCAGGATGAAGATAGCCTGGTCTCTGGGGGCGTTGGCAGCGTAGTAACGCTGAGCGGCACAGGTTTCGGCGGGGAGACTTGGACGAATGTTCAATGCTGGTTTTCAAGTGCACCGCAAGCCGAGCAGAGCGGCGTGTGGGTGTCGGCTACGGTTGAGTTAATTGATGCCAACCAAGCACTAGCGGTACTGCAGAGTGGACAAGAGCAGGAGACCGTAGAGGATTTACCGGATTTTGGCACGATAACACTTGGTACGACTGTGGTCACACTGATAAAGCCGCCAGATTCCTATGGTGAGGGCCCAAGTATGGAGTTGACGCCAGGGGGACAACATTATATCAGTGGCCCCCTTGCTGTTTACAAAATCAAAGATGTGGAGGGTACAACCGATTTAGCTGGGTGGAATAATATACGCACCTGGTATGAGCAACAAATAGTGGCATATCCGCTTACCGGTAGCTATTTCCCAATCAGTATACCATCGGCAACGGCAGAAAATAAAATCATCAGCGGAATAAAGCGAACTGTGTATACTGTGTCAATACAGCTCGGATTAGTCATATAATGACAATTGACGCAAGAGCTACTGTTACCTGCAGCCTGGGCCCTATTATTAGCGCTTCAATAAGTGATGACTATATCCAGGGTTCTGGTCTTATAAAAACGAGTGGATCTATTGAGATCGAAGGTATTGTAACGCCAGGTACCGGAACGGTAGTTACAATAAGCTACGTGATGAGCAACGGAGCGACCGGCAGTATTCCACGGAGGATGCTGGTATTAAGCTATTTTTGTGACCCGTTCAGGGGTAAGACCAGCGTACAGGTCGGATGTGATATTACGTTCAACGAAAGCGCAACAGAGGTGCTGTCATGGACGCCTTTTGATGATCCATTGAATAGCGACTTAACGGAAGAAGAGACACGCATTGTTACGCGACCAATCTCGGCTGGCTCCATTGCGCAACAATGCATTGATGGGCTGGGACTAACAATTCCCCCAGGGGGAACCGGGGCTGGCACTAACAGCATGTTGTTCAGTATTCCAAGTTTTGATTTTGGTGGCGGTTACGCTAATATATTAAGTGACTTACTGGTATCCGCCGGTAAGTGCGGTTACATGAGAGAAGATGGGTTTTTCGATACGTTCAGAAATGATGAACCGGCAGGCAGAAGTGTTATATCCGCCAATGATTTAATAGATATTGGTGAAATTGGCAGTGGCGACACACCTGGAAGCAAGGTCACGGTTAGCTACAGTAGTCTGAAATTAAAGGTGGCTGAAATAGACCCAGCGGCACCGTCAGATCCAGCAGATCCAGCCACGCCAGAGCAAACTACCGACAGAGTATTGTGGGAGGAGGACAGCTTTACCGGTGCCAATCAAATCATCTTTATAACCGCCAAAGACGGCGACAGGGAATCAACTAGTTCTTATGAATACATACCAAGAACTTTCATCAAAACAACTTATGATGAGTGGGATAGGGTAGTAAAAAGGGTAACAGAAGAGCATTACATTGGTGCTGTTACGTGTTCTTCTTTCATTAGTGCAAGTTGTGAGTATTCTTTCAAGGCGTTCAATCAGGCTGGCTGGCCTGCTACTGGCAACACACCGCTTGTCAAAACAACGGTTGATGAAATTTTTTACGAAATACCGGTCGATCCCTACACTACTCTTGGCGCTGGAGCAAAACCAAGACCAGAAAATTACGATGAAGTCAAATCAGAGCTTACAACGGTAACAGATGCAAGGGCGACTGTCGTATGTGGCGCACCAGTGAATTGGCTATACTATGACAATAACTTTATCTTGCGGTTAGCTAGCCCTCCGAGCGGCTACACAGTCACAGAAATAACTGAAACCACTTACGAGAAAGGCACAAGATCGTTGTTCATCCAGGTCGGACCCGGCGCCAGCGCAGCCAGCACCCGTGCCGATTTTCCGGTCACAAAGACAATTGTAAAAAGGAAGAGGTCTTACATCTCAACAAGTGCAGGCTCGGCACTTTTATCGCGATTGGCACAACAGGAAAATGATCCAGCGCTAGTAATCTCGCTTGCGGATGACCTGGTTGACGATGGCACCGAAGTTAGAATTGTTTCTGGCCGCGAAGCCGTACTACAAAGCAGGCCATCAAAGGCTGAGCTGCTAAACAAGCAGTTCGCCAACCCTGGAGGGGCGACAATTGGTAATTCGTCCTCTAGTAGTACGGCGAATGTTGATGATGGAACATCTGCCTACAGTACCACAAGCGAATCTGAAATTATTGTACAAGGCGGATTCGGTGATAGCAAAAATGTCGTTAGCTTTAGCCTGCCATACGCCCCTGATGATACATTTGTGAAAATTCCAAATGGCTCGATTACTGACCCGGACACAGGAAACCTAGTTTTTCTATACAGATATATATCTTTTTCCAGCGGCGCAAGCGGTTACGCAACTGCATTTGGTCGAATACAAAACAGACTACTGCTTGGCAACAGGTTCGGGATGAGCATGCAAATGACCCCCGACAAGATGCCAGACAGGCCCTTCAGTTTAATATCCTTGGAATACAAGGGTACATATGCCGCTTATGTTACGAATGGAACTTCGTGGACAATCGACCAGGGTGGTATTATCGCTAGCACTGACGCTCTGTTTTGGGGTGCAATAGGATCCGACAATGGCGGGATCGCAGATGTATGGTTTCCGTTGGCGCCTGGTGTTACTGTGCTGCCGGAAACACCTCCAATCGTTGGCGGTGAGATACAAACCGATGTATTCCTGCCACCAGTTAATGAGTTAACAAAATTTGGAGCTACATCCAGGACAAAGGTTTTTGTCAGGCGGTTTGACTATGAACTGGTTACACTAACAGAAGTTGCGCCAACATCAAAGACACGCGCAAATGTTAAAACCATAATAGCTCGGGTGGTTGATACTGTCGATGTAACGGTCAACCCGTACGCACCGTCCATACCAGTACAGGTCCCAGCGACAAATGTTAACACAACGATAGGAACCGTTCAGACATTCCCGCTGCTTTCGCCAGCACCAGTAAGCTTGGTTAATGTTCAGATCTATCCGCCGGATGTAACAAGTGCATAGAATACCATTGATCGGAAATATGGTATCCTAACCTAGAAAAGCCAAGCAAATGCCTGTAACAGTTAGTCCATACAACAAGACACTGATACGATTTGCCAGTGGTGAAAACGTTGCAGGTGATGAATACAAACTGATTCTGTGTACAGCGGCAAATTACAATATCGCTCACGAAGTACTTGGCGATCTTATCTACACCGAAGTTGCGAACGGCAACGGCTATACCACAGGCGGAAAGCTGCTAGAGAGCGTGGTTTTTAACCGAGTAGATACCGGTACCGGAAGCCTTGATGGGTGCTATTTTGACGCAGATGACGTTGTGTGGCAAGCGACTGGTGTCGGCATCTCTGCCAGTCACGGTATTCTTGTGAACAATACTGATGCAAACACACCAGTGCTGCTCTTTATAAATTTTGGTGGCACCGTGACAGCAGCAGACACTCAGGAATTTCGCATTACATGGAGCAGTAATGGTATAATTAGATGGAGTAGGGTTGTTTAATGGCACAAACCACTGAGTTGAGCGTAAAAGAATTGGAACGCCAGGCCGGCCTGGTATTCGGTGGTAAAACTGCCTATGCCATGCTTTGCAGTCCGGGTTTTTCTGGTTTCACGGCAGCTAGTACTGTAGCGCAGTGGCAAACGGTTGAAGTAACTGGCAACGGCTACACCAGGAAGTCGGCGCCGTTGCTTGCTGGTTCGTACGATACCACCCTTGGACTATTCAGAATTCCAGATGTTGATTTTGAATTTACGTCAACCGGCGCTGGTTACTCCTACGACAGGGTAATACTGTACCTTAGCGGTGAAACGTACATTCACAGCATGATAACAGAGAGCCCAGGTATTACGATGGTTCCTGGGATGAAGCAAACCTACAGGATTAGCTTCCGTCAAGATGACTAGGATCAATATCAATGTCAAGTTAAACGCAAAAACAAAAAGGTTGTCATCTGCTGCCAAGAATACTATCATATCAAACAGGCAGGATTCACTAGAATCAAAATCGGCTCAAAAACAAGTCAAAAAGGAAGTTGCAAAAAAAACGAACTCCAAAGCGTCAAATGCGTCAACTGCGTTGACGACACTAACTTCAACTTCGAGTGCAAGCAAAACAAAGACACCACTAATTAACACCAGGCCATACGTGCCCGCCAAAAAGAAGGCTAGCGCCTTTGTGAATCTTTTGACTCAACTTCGTGGAGGGTTTGTCGTGGTTCCTGGTGGCACCTGGGGGTACGAGGGTGTATATGGCCTAAACAACCGAGTTATCTGGCCTCCAGCAGATGGCTATAATGTAACCGTTCGAACAAAAATAAATACAGCCCCCAGAAGAGATACAGGTGTATTTTTGTACGCTCTCCTTAGTAATAGTTTTCTCAGGTATACCGTATATCTTGAAACTAACTACGACGTACTTGCGACTACAACTACTGTTGTGCAAAATGTCACCGAGGATTTTGACGTCACACCATTATATTCCGAATCAGAGGGCGCTTTTATAGGCAGGGTAACTAATTATGAGGCCAGAAAGAAGGGAAACTCTCTTCCGTTTCTTGACACCCCCGGAAACACGATGACAGCAGATACATCATGGTATTACAGTAAAATACAACTTGGCTTTGTGACCAGTGCAGCTCCTCCACCGGACATCGCCCAACGAGACTGGGGGCCAGATCCAAGAGAGACGGGCGACCTCAATGATTATTGGCCAGATCTTTTTACGCCATTTCAGAAGTACAGACCAACTCAAAATGCTATAGTAAACGGCAGGACCTTTGAGTGTTTGTGCTGGCTGTCCAATACTAATATATCTTACCTTGCCCCCAACGAAGGGATCCAGTTTCTACAAGGTCAAGCATTTTACAACCAGTACGCCCGCCATGAATTTAATATAAGTTGGGCCAGTATAGCGTTTCGACTTAATGCCCTCGGTCCCATGTGGACATATATAAATCCGCCGCAGCCCGAATTGGTTCTCTATAAGACGAATTTTGCTAGTTTTACGCTTGTTAGTGAAATTACTGCAGGAACTGGTGAAACGCCAATATCTGAAGGCTCAAGGGACGACGATTATATGCGCCCCGGATGGAACCATATTGCAGTAGTCGTAAGCCAACAGGAGGCAAGGGCGTACTTAAATGGTCAGAAACTAGTATCGCTTGCCCAGCCCTATAACCATTTATCGACTGAGGATTACAACAAACTTGTTGCTAATATGGGCTTCGCGCGAATCGACTTGTATAACGCTGGATACGGTGATGCGACGATATCCAGCACTACAGGTGAGTATGGCAATCCCCCATACTACTTTGACTACAATAGTGGTGTTGACTACAATCAAGTTCAAGGGCCAGTCAAAATCAAGGGCATCAGATACACAGAACGGCCATTGTATGTCGGCGACAGTTTTGACCCCCCGTCTGAGATCCTTGGACCTGCCTAGATACCCATCCCGAGCTATTCGTGGTGGTAAACTATTGCAATACAAGTAGTGCTCACAATGAACGCACCAACGTCCAGTACCTCCGAAAAAGCTAGTATCACAATACTGGCAAACAGATACAATCACCTGCGTAACAAAAAGAACGAAAAGATCGCAAAAAAAATCATTGCAAATACGCGCTGATTTGGCATACTAGCGGGCACTAAATGGCGTGATGCCTGGTAACAATGCCCGAAGACAACAACAATGCACTTGAGACGAGTGCAGACAACACGGAAGAGCAGAAAGCGACGGAAGCCGCAGATGATCGCAGCTATTCCGAAGAAGAAGTTCAGAACCTGCTGAAGGCGCTGAAATCCGAACGTGAAACGCGCAAGATTTACGAGAAAGAGGTAAAAGAGAAAAGCGCCCAACTGGAGAAGTTTGCGCAAATCAACCCAGACGAATACCGCAAACTGCAGGAGGAAGCAGCTATTGCTGCGCGTGAAAAGGCTGCGGCCGATGAGCGCACGGCATTGCTGGAGGAAAAGTACGGCAAGCAGGCAGCGGAAGCTGTTCAGCAGCGGGATGGTGCCTACAAGGAACTGCTGGAGTTCCGTAAGCGTTATTCACTGGAGAAGGTATTCTTCTCCGCTGGCGGTCGCACTGATTCGGCAGATGGCGTGTCATTTTTTGACATGTTAGCCAATCAAATCGGTGGCCACTTCCGCCTGGAACCCGACAACAGTATTACTGTTGTTGATTCCAATGGTGTGCCGATCCTGGACAAGGAGTCCGGCCGGCGCATCAACCCTGAAGACTACCTGAGTGGATTCAAAACGCATCCAATCTATGGCACCTTCTTCAAGGGCTCCAAGGGGTCTGGTGCTGGTATCGGCTACGGCGGCACTGACATGAATGGTATGACCAGTGAAGACCTGAGTGCGCTTAGCAGTGATGAGCTGTTCCTGAAGGCATTTGGCTGATTCAAGCCTAAATATACACAATGGGTCAGCTTTTGCTGGCCCTTTTTAATTTTTAGGTATCATAAGTTTGAGTACCCAGCCCTGAGTTGGTTGTGATGACCTATCGGGGAGGGTCTAGCGCTAATGGATGAGACATTCATGTAGCGATTTACCTTTCCTGTTTACGTTCATCTACCCCCATAGGAATCATGGCATTAACTCTTGCTGAAGCCAAGAAGCATTCTACTAATCCGCAGGAACTCGCGATTATCACCGAGCTTGCTGCTGGTCCCCTGCTGCAGAACCTGCCGTTCCGTGAAGTTCAGGGCAACGGTCTGTTCTGGAAGCGTGAGGAGTCCCTCGGCGACGTGGGTTTCCGTACGTTTAACGCTGGTTATACCGAAAGCTATGCCACCGTCAAGCAGCACAGCGAAGCGCTGAAGCTGTTCGGTGGTGACATCAAGGTTGACCGCGCTATCGTTGACCTGGAGGGCCCCGAGGCTCGCGCCTATCAGGTGCAAGCCAAGACCCGCGCAATGCGCCTGGCTTTCGAGGGCCTGTTCATCAACGGTGACTCCAACGCCAGTGGCGCTGAGTTCGATGGCCTGGCTAACCGCCTGCCCGCTGGCTCCAGCCAGTATATCGCCAACGGCGTTTCCCCCGCCGCTCTGGATACCGGCAAGCTGGATGAAGCTATTGACGCAGTGGATGCACAGGGTGGCACCAAGTACCTTGTGATGTCCAAGTCCGCTCGTCGTCACCTGAGCAAGGTGGCTCGCGCTAACGGTCAAATTGACATCGAGCGCAACGACTTCGGCTATCAGCAACTGTTCTACGGTGGCATTCCGGTGCTTGAACTGGATCGCGACCACCAGAACGTTGCTATCCTGGATAGCGATGCCAGCGATCAGTCCATCTACGTGGTGGCCTTCGGTAACGATCTGCTGACCGGTCTGCAGAACGGTGGCCCTCAGGTGCGTGACCTTGGTGAAGCGACCGATTCGCCCACTCTGGTTACTCGCGTTGAATGGTATTGCGGACTTGCTTTGATCAACGGTAGGGCCGCTGCTCGTCTCGCCAACGTGGACGCAACCGCTGCTGTCGTCTGATAAACCCAGTCTGGGACAGCGATCTAACGAGCCCTTCGGGGCTCTTTTTTTGCCAGTGGCAATGATGAGTAAATCAGGGACATGTACCTGATTTAGTCCCTTTTATTTGCCTTGCAGCGGTTTTGATGATTGGTATTTATCGGTTGCGCAATGGAATACTAAGTAAAAATCCAGAATCATGGCCGCTCCGAATCTAAACGATCCAAACACAATCATCGGCAAGACGGTCGCGTATGCGGTTACCACCTCGATGGCTGCAGCCCTGAGTAATGCCGCCAGTAGCGGTAAGGTGCTGAAAATCAATTCGGTGTACTGCGCGAATGTTGATGGCACCGATGCCGCTGATATCACACTGCAGTTCTTCGATGGCACCACTGGCTCCAAAATTGGCAGCACAATCACTGTGCCGGCCGATGCCACACAGGTCCTCGTGACTCGTGAAGCTTATATTTATCTGGAGGAAGGTCACAGCCTGCGTGCGCAAGCCAGTACTGCTGGCGACTTGGAACTGACTATTAGCTACGAGGACATCAGCTAATGTTGGGCTTCAACAGCGGTTTGATGGGCGTTAGGCGCACACCGACAACCAACGCAGCGTCTGGCCTGTGGTTTCAGAATGAGCAGAGCGTGGCGAGGCGGGCTGCAATTTGGCCAGAAGTTACTGCAAGTGATCCCTACTGGGCAAACGTAAGTCTGCTGCTGCACATGAATGGGAGCAATGGCAGCACCACGTTTGTCGATAGCAGCTCAAACAATTTCACTATCTCAGTATTTGGAGACGCGCAAGTTAGCACTACTGACCCGAAGTTTGGCACTGGCTCACTTACCCTTGATGGCAATGGCGACTATTTGACAACACCGGCCAATACAGCCTTTGCCTTTGGGACAGGTGACTTCACAGTTGAATGCTGGGTTTACGTCAATAGTGGAAACACCAATGACGGCTTGTTTACTTTTGGCGGCCAAAGCACTGGCCTTTCTGTTGCCGTTATCAGTGGACAATGGAGCCTACGACCTGGCGGGGACGACGCATTGGGAAGCGTCGTCACTGGAGAATGGCAGCATCTAGCGGTGTGCCGCAGCGGCACCAGTATGCGCATGTTTATCAATGGCACGCAGATTGGATCGACGGTCACAAGCTCCACTGACTTTACAGACAATCAGCTTAAGCTCGGGTATTACTATAGCACCAACTACGCAATTAACGCAAAAGTCGATGAGTTTAGGGTAACAAAAGGCGTCGCCCGCTATACCGCCAACTTCACTGCACCTACTGCAGCATTCCCTGACGCATGACCCTCTACTCCCACAAGGCCACCACCCCAGCACCCTTGCCGCACCGCATCCGCTTTGCGGACGGCAGCACCCGCACGGACGCCACCACCTTCACGCCTGAGGAGCTGGAGCGTGCCGGCTACAGCGGCCCCTACCAGCGCCCCGAGTGCGACCCGAAGCTGGAGACAATCGACTGGGACGGCGAGGCGCTTGAGTACATCGTGCGCCCCTACAGCTTCGATGAGCTGCAAACGCAGCACGCCAAGGTCCGCCAGCGGCGCATCGAGCTGCTCAAGGCCAGCGACTGGACGCAGATTGCTGACTACGACCTCGGCGCCGATCGTGACGCATGGGCCGCCTACCGCCAGGCCCTGCGCGACCTGGCCGATGCGCCTAACCCGTTTGACATCACCTGGCCGCAGCCGCCTACACCCACATCACCGGAGCCCTGAATCATGGCACTACTTGGATTTAACGGCGGATTGCTTGGCTCCATCCGCACACCAACAGGCAACGCAGCATCTGGATTGTGGTTTCAAGATGAGCAGAAGCTAGCCAAGCAGGCTGGGATCTGGCCAGCAGCCCCTGAAACTTTTGATCTAAGCAAGATATCTTTGTTGCTGCACATGGATGGCAGTGACAATAGTTCAACGTTTACAGATAGCAGTCTAAATGCACTGACGGCTACCCCCGTCAGCTCTGTCAGTATCGCTACCAGCCAAAGCAGGTTTGGTGGTGCGAGTGCATCGATGCAAGGCGGATATATCGATGTAGTTGGCAATGCACTGTTTTTTCTCGCTGGAGCATTTTCCATTCAGGGCTGGGCACGATTCGACAGTGCTCCCCAGTCACTGCAAACTATACTAGAGCTTGGAGATTATACCAATGGCGTGCTAATTAGGTCGGATTCTATCTATGTTAACGGCACGAACCTTGGTTCGCCCACTAATTCGTTTGGCGCACAAACATGGGATTATTTTTCGTTAACACGAGACGACAGCAATGTTATTCGATTCGCGATTAACGGAACAGTGTTATTTACGACTACCGATTCTAGAACCGTAAATAGCAACGCCGCCGCCTTGCGCATAGGTCAGTCACGTCATACCTCGGGCCAGACATTCTACGGATACCTCGACGACATCAGAATAATAGATGGTTTTGCTGCTAGTTACGACATACCTAACGCGGCATTTCTTGACCCTATCCCGCCAGGGCCAACGACTGATCCGTATGGCGAAAATGTCAGCCTGTTGTTACACATGGATGGTGTCAATGGAAGCACGACGTTTGCTGACAGCAGTATTAATGCGTTGACTGTAACCGCCGACGGTGGCGCACAAATTAGCACCGCACAATATAGATTCGGTGGCGCTGCAGGCCTGTTTGATGGTTCCAATGATAACCTGCAATTCCCTGTGATCTCCATTGGGTCAACAGAAGACGTAACAATTGAAGGCTGGATCTATCCAACTGCGACAAGTGACAATGGGATAGTGGGAGACGGTACCGGTAACAATATGCAGGTAATGACGCTACTGGGCGGTCGGCTCGCCGGCTACTGGAACGGTAGCACGTTAGAGGGCGGTAATGTAGCTACAAATACCTGGCAACATGTTGCAATAACGCGAGCATCGGGGACGATCCGGTTATTTGTGAATGGTGTTCTTGATGGCGGAAGTGTTGGCAATACCCAGTCTTTATCTATTAACACAATTGGCAAATGCATCTACAGGGGTTTCTACAATGGCCGGATGGATGATTTCCGTATTACCAAAGGTGTAGCCAGGTACACCGCAAGCTTTACTCCACCTACGGCGGCATTCCCCAATCCTGTATTAACGACTGATCTATACCCAAGCAATGTCAGCCTGTTGTTGCACATGGATGGCAGCAGTGGCAGTACAACTTTTATTGACAGCAGCTTAAAAGAATTGGCTGTGACAGCTATTGGTAATGCGCAAGTTAGTACGGCGCAAAGCAAGTTTGGCGAAGGAAGTGCCTTATTTGATGGGAATGGCGATTATCTGTTGTCTCCACATGATTTGGCGCTTGACTTGTCTAACGGTGTCTTTACCGTGGAATGCTGGCTGTATCAAAACAGTAGATCGACCGATCAATGTATCCTGGTCAAGGACGGTATTCCCTTTTCAACTTACCCAAGTTACGCCCTAAGGGTTGACGCAATGGGCGCTATGTCGTTCCATATGGGCTCGGCAACTACGGGAGTCAGCACGCAACACCTTGTGGGCACACTTCCGCTGGCGACATGGACACATGTAGCGATTTCCGTGACTGGAGGACAGATAAAGACCTACATGAATGGCGTTAACTCGCTGAGTGAATCGCATGGTACCATGATAGACGCAGCAACGGCATTTGCCGTAGGTAGCCAGCATGGCTTTGCTGGTACCGGTTACGATGGGTATATCGATGAGCTTCGCATTACAAAAGGCGTCGCTAGGTACGCGGCCAATTTCACGCTAAATACTGATGCCTTCCCCGACCCCGTGCCAACGGTTGACAGGTATGGCGACAATGTCAGCTTGTTGCTGCATATGGACGGCAGTAATGGCAATACAACTTTCGCTGACAACAGTAACAATGTATTTACTGTAACCGCCAACGGCAACGCGCAAGTTAGTACAACGCAAAGTAAATACGGCGGCGCAAGTGGTTATTTTGATGGCAGTGGCGACTATCTCAGTATTGCGGATGACGCTGCTTTTGACTTTGGCAACGAAGATTTTACCATTGAATTTTGGTTCTATTTGACCGCTGGTGCTACTGGCGGTAAAGCGTTGATTTCAAAAGGCACGTGGCCGAGTGGCGTTGCTTCCTTCTTGGTTTACTACGGCGGGGGTTCCGAGCTTGGATTTTACGCAAGTACTGGCAACGGCACATGGGATATAACCAATCTACAAATTCAATCAAATCCGAGCAAGGAAGCGTGGCATCATGTTGCAATAACACGCAGTGGCAACGTCTTCCGAGGCTTCTTCAACGGCGTGAAAGAAGTTGAACAAACATATTCGATAACACTTGATAATAACACCAGCCCTGTAACGATTGGATCCGGCGCTGCTGGGGCTTCAGCAATCAATGCTTATATCGATGATCTGCGTATCACCAAAGGTGTCGCTCGTTACACGGCCAATTTTACGCCGCCGACGACCGCATTCTTGAATCCGACCGATCAATATATCAACAATGTATCGCTGTTACTGCACATGAATGGCAGCAATGGCAGCACGACATTTACAGATAGTAGCATCAATACGCTAACAGTTACCGCCTCTGGTGACGCTCAGATTACTACAACCGATCCCAAGTTCGGAACTGGCTCTCTGCTGCTTGATGGCGGCAGCGACTATATCACCATTGGCCCAAGCAGCGCACTGCAGCTTGGTAGTAGTGACTTTACTGTCGAATGCTGGGTCTATGCTAATGGCGGCAATTCCAACGACGGGCTGTTTACATTTGGCGATACAACTAGCGGTCTAGCAGTAGCTCTAGAGAGCGGCAATTGGAGGGTTTCTGTTGTCGGTGCTAGTTACTTTACTCATACAGTTGCAGCAACAACGGGGGTCTGGACTCATCTTGCTGTAACCAGATATGGGACGGCGCTACGATTCTTTGTTAACGGAGTATCGGCTGGATCAGTTTCTAATTCCAGTAACTTCATACAAGACACCCTGAAGATTGGATATTACTATAGTGCTGACTATGCAATCAGCGGCAAAGTTGACGAATTCAGGGTAACAAAAGGTATCGCCCGTTATATCGCCAACTTCACGCCGCCCACTGCTCCATTCCAAGGTGTGAACCCAATTCCAATCGCATCAATTACCTACAGTCAGTCATCTGTCTATTCGGGTGTCAGCCCAGCAAATAACGCAACCATGACAAATGGATCGTTCGTGGATAACAGAACGGCCACTAACGCAAATGGCACCCTTGAGTGGGTGCAAATGGATCTTGGAGACATTTACCTGGTTGGTTCCGTGGTAATCGGAACAGGCACCTCTAATGTTCCAGGTGGATGGAATAAATCCTGGTCAGAAAATAGAGATATTGAGTATTCAAGCGATGGAACAAACTGGACCTATGCGTTTACGACGCCTGGCATTCATGGATCTGAATCTACTCCAAACACCTACCCGGATAACGGTATTTATACTTACCCTGTAAACTTCACTGCCCGTTACATCAGGTTCTCGAAGGGAGCAGGCGGCGGGAACTGGGTGCTGATCTCGGAGTTTTACGCTCTGGCACCAGGGCAAATATACGACCCCTATTCGGACAACGTGTCTTTACTGCTGCACATGGACGGCAGTAATGGCAGCACCACGTTTACAGACAGTAGTGGCCATGCCATTGCCGTCACGGGTTACGGAAACGCACAAATTAGTACCGCTCAAAGCAGGTTTGGTGGCTCATCTGCTTACTTTGATGGCAGCGGTGACTACCTGTCAACTGCCAGCTCGTTAGCACCTTTTCAAATGGGCACTGGCGACTTTACGGTGGAGGCGTTTATTCGTCCCACTGGGTCAGCAGCAAGCTCTGGTTATAAAGGTTTGATCGGGCTTGAAGAGTTCGATGCTGACACGCTCTACATGTTAAATAGCACGGTAGTATGGTATAACTCAGGGACAGCAGCGGGCGCAATCGCTGTTGATACTTGGTATCACGTCGCCGCAAGTCGTCAGGGTACGACCCTCCGAGTTTTCTTAGATGGCGTTCTGGTTAATACATCTACAAACAGCAATAACATGACTTTTGGGCGATTGCGGGTCGGAAGCAACGGACCTAGCACAGGCGAGTTCTTCCAAGGGTGGATAGACGAGCTGCGCATCACCAAGGGCGGCGCCCGCTACACCGCTAACTTCACGCCTCCCACCGCTCCTTTCCCGAATCCACTTCCGTCTGTTCCGCCTACCCCGTCAAATCCAATCCCCGCGCTTTCCCCCGTTCTCTGGTACGACTTTGCCGATGAATCGACTGTTACCACATCGGGAACTGCGATCACTTCGGTTACAGACAAGGGAAGCAGAGGGTGGGCCCTGTCGGTTGGCGGCACAAGCCCACAATACGTGACTGGCATCAATGGACTGAAGTGCCTGGACTGGGGCACAAGTCCAGCTCATGCCAACTTCATGTACCACGCTAACAACGATGGTACTCCAATAACAATCGGGGAAGTGTATGTAGTTGTTGATGCTGCTTTTGGCGGCACCGCAAGTAACTATGCCGGTCTTCTTACCGCACACAGTGGTAATTGGTACGTGCTGGCAGTCGCCTCATCGTTGACGCAAGATGGGACTGGTTTTGACCAACTTTTCATCAATGGTGGCACTAGCAACAAGTTTTCAGGGGGCTTGTTTGGTTCGCCCTCTATTGACGATCCTGCCATTATGCAAATCAACAGCTCCTCCGGTAACACAATCGTCTCAAGTTCTGGTATTCAAATAGGTAATGATCGCGGCTTCTCCAGTCTCACCCGTGGCTGGTCCGGCTTGATTGGCGAGTACGTCATCTTCCCCTCCGTTCTAAGCCCCACTGACCGCAACGCAGTACAGGCATGGCTTGCTGCAAAATGGGGTATCACTCTTTCTTGAAGTACTGCATCGCCGCAGCATGGCAGTAATCTGATTCAGTGATGTTTAGCAACTATGTCAAATTTGGCTACTGGAATGGAATACTAGTACAGCCCCTGGATAATTGCGATGATCGGAACCCTTGGCCAGATCGTTAAGGAGATCCGGGACAAGCTGGCCGGAACGGGTGGGCCCATCCCAGTTGGGGTGCCGTCGAGGACTCCGGTAACGGTGCGTGTGCCAAGTTCCAACACTTCGGTGACGATACTGGCTAGTAATACTAACAGGAAGGGATTTTCTGTTAGTAATATCAGTACCTCGAATCTTTACCTAAGTTTCACGAGCCCTGCCGCCACCGCTAACTCGTTCATCGAGGTACCACCCGGTGCATTTATCTTGCTTGATCAGCAACTGATGGTTACGGGTGCGATATATGGCATTTGGTCTCAAGTTAACGGTGCCGCCCAAGTAACGGAGTACGTCTGATGGCTATATTCATTGGGTCTTCAAAAACTGGGGCAACCGGTCCTCGCGGAGCTACTGGTGTCCAAGGGGCCACCGGCGTCCGTGGTTCTACTGGCGTTCAGGGAACGACCGGCATTCAGGGCGCAACTGGCGTTCGCGGTGCAACTGGCATCCAGGGCGCAGTAGGTGCAACGGGCATCCAGGGTGCAACGGGTATCCAGGGTGCAACAGGTGTCCGTGGCTCTACTGGTGTTCAAGGCGTAGTGGGCGCAACAGGCACCCAGGGCGCAACTGGTGTACGTGGAGCAACTGGCGTTCAAGGTACTATCGGCGTTCAGGGCGCAACTGGCGTTCAAGGTGCAACTGGTATCCAGGGTGCGACCGGCCCCATTGGAGCGACTGGCGCTCAGGGTACGACCGGCATTCAGGGCGCAACTGGCGTTGTCGGAGCAACGGGTTCACGCGGCTTCTCTTCCAGTATTTTCAAGTACAAATCGACAACCTCAGTAACCTCTGGTAATCCTGGTGGCGGCAACCTGGCATGGAATAATGTTAATCAAATTTCGGCAACTAATTTACTTGTCAGCTATTTAACTGATGATGTACTTGATATTGAAATCTTTTTAGCTTACATCGAAAACACGGAGCAGGTAACCGTTCAGGACCAGTCAGATAGCGCAAACTATCAGGTATGGGAGATTAGCGGCACGCCTGTTCATGTAGACGGTGGCACCGCTAACGCATACTGGTCTTATCCGGTAACGCTTGTCAGCTCTGGCGGCACTGGAACCACAGGTTTCGCCAATAATCATCCGGTTTTCATTGCTGTAGTAAACGGAATTACTGGTGAAACCGGGCCGCAGGGTGTAACTGGCGCGACGGGTATTCAAGGCGACACTGGTGCTACCGGCATTCAGGGCGCAGTAGGTGCGACAGGTGCCGATGGTGTAACTGGTGTTACTGGCATCCAAGGTGACACTGGTGCTACCGGCCCAGAAGGAGAGATAGGCGCAACGGGTGCCGTAGGTGAAACTGGCCCGACTGGCCTCCAGGGAGAGATTGGTGTTACCGGCGCAGAAGGACCGACCGGCGCAACCGGTGCCACTGGCCCCCAGGGCGACAACGGAGCGACTGGCGCAGAAGGCCCGAGCGGTGCAACTGGCGCCACTGGCCCTCAGGGTAACGACGGAGCAACTGGTCCCGAAGGCCCGATTGGCGCTACTGGCGCTCAGGCCGCAATGGCATCAATTGACGAAATAGGAGATGTCGATACGTCCGAGGTTCCTCCAACTACTGGTCAAGCCTTAGTTTGGGATGGCACAGACGAGAAATGGAAACCTGGAGACGTCCAATCGAGTGGCGTGGCCGAGGGTGCTACGGGTGCCACTGGCGCGATGGGGCCTGCTGGTGCTACGGGTGCCACTGGCGCGATGGGGCCTGCTGGTGCCACGGG